CGAGACAAAGGTTTTTTCGCTTTGTTCGATATCTGCAATTGCTGCTTTGATTGAAAATGCCATCGTTGTTACTCCTTCGCCGGTCCGACCGGCCGTTAAGGGTTTGTCTTATCCGCCGAATGACGGGCGGCCGGTACAACGGTCTGAAACGTATCACGTGCCCAAGTCCACCATTCCTGAGCGCTCTTAGGAATACTGACCGGCCAACAACAAATTGCCGCGATACAAAGCCCTTCGACTGCTGCAATATAGACCGCAGCGTGCTTCAATAACTCTGTTGAGATTATTCTCCATGCGTCATTCATTGTCAATCTCCACTGTGCGCGGGCCGCTGTTCATAAGCTGTGCGGGCCGCGGCGTAACCGTCCCGCCAAGATTCCAACATCCCGATTTTAACGGCGTGACTCGTTAAATCCTTCGTGTGATCATTAAGCTGCTCATCGTGCACGGCGATCTTTTCGGAATTGCTCGATTGCTTGGAATACAGGACGCCCGCAAAGAAAATGCAGGAGATTAAAGAGACGATTGTTGGTCCCCACGCTGCCCAATCCATTATCCAGCTCCTAAATATTCGAATTGAGCGTATACGCCCCGCTCCCCTTGCCCTGTAAGGCCCGCGGTTGCAGTTGTTGAAAGATTGAAGAATATTTCCACATAATCAGTAGCATTCAAGGCCAAAATTCCCTCGAAAGGAAGTGTTAGATCTTGATCGGTTGTCTGAGGATATTCGAAACAAACCCGTGCGGTCGCGCCATTTTTAAAGATTAATGTACTCAAGGCTCCCGCGGGACATGCTGGCAATTGAGCAGCTCCGCTAATGCGATAGATTCCAGGCCATTCTGCTTGGAAGCGCTGAGAACCTGAATTCCACTGGCCAAGAACATCGAACTCAACTGTATCAAAAAGAAGTTTAGGGGATCCGGATGCGAGCGTTTGGGGAGCAGAAGCATAAACACTCGATACTGCGCGATCCGGAATCCATCCGGCTCCGCCGGTATCCGGGTCCGTTGCGTTGTTGTCCACAGTGGAGAGCCAATATCCATTTCCGGTCGCGCGCAGCACGCGCGAGCCCTTCGGATATCCCCCGATGGCCGTAGAGAATCCGGAGCTATAAGGGAAGCCCGCGCCGGCACTCATCCATAAATCGACAGCGGACATTTCAAAGAGCCCGCCATTCATATCAAGACGGCTTGGCGGAACTCCGCCGCTCGTTGGATCAATCGCCGTATCGGGCGGAAATCCCAGCGTCCAAGACGCGGCTCCAGGCGAGCCCGGATCGGGAACCGGCACGACATTTTTATCTCCGCCGGCCGCCCATGCTTCGACAATTTGAGTTGGAGCGCTTGAAAGTAGCATTAGGATTCTCCGTCCGTAACAAATGGAGCTTGGTTAAAGCCCGTGTAAGTGTTGCTCCCGGTCTCTGCTTTGAAACCAAAGAATGGCCGGTCATTTATGAACGTATTAGCGAAAACTCCGGCTGGCCGTAAAAAAATTCCTGATTGAGTCAAAATTGCGAGTTCGAACGGTAGCAATGCAAAATCAAAAATATAAGTGAGTTGCATATTACCGTTATCGATTACCCAAGTCTTACCGCGGCCGGTCATCCAATTAGTAAGAAGTTGGTTGATCGCCGGGATTGTCGAAGCTGAAATGTTACTTAGAGCCTTCAACAAAATCACAGAACGAAAAGCTGTATCATCCAACACGTAAACCGGATTTGCGAGAATGTTTCTCCCACCCTGAAGTCCGACAATCCTTCCCCAAATATCGAGCCCGAATCCCTGTGCGGTCTGTACATTGAAAACGAAATTGTAAAACGCCCAAATGTTTACTTCAGGATCGATGTACTCATTCATGTTCTGAATGAGCTGCGAAATCGTCGGGCTATTCCCATATTGAGAAATTACGGTTTGTTCGACGTTGTTCATTAGACCAAATTCACCACAATGTTTCCGGTTCCGATTGTCGGGCCTTGATCGATGCCAACTTGTACTTGCGTTGTGGACGGGCTCGCAGTTGTGCCAACAAACAGGCTTGAAATCAGAACTCCGCTATTCACTCCTGCCACGGTTGCATAATAGCCGGTTGCGAGAATAAGTGAACCAATGCGAGCCCGCGGAAGAGATGTTTCCCCATTGAACTGTGCAACAATCGCCGCCTGAATTTGTGTCGCAATATCCGAAGGCAAAGAAGGGTTGTTAATGATGTTGACGACAAAGTAAACAGGAAGGGCAGTCGGACGCTCGAAAGTTACATTGTAAGTCGGATATGGAAACGAATATCCACTTTGATCCTGAACAGCAACAGTCGTATTCCCGTTGTAATTGCATCCGGGCGGTTTTTGATTCCAAATTTGTTGAGCTACATCTGCATCCGTTCCACCAATGACTGCAACATAAAGCGAATGCGCTGCAAGATCATAACCGCTTGAATTTGGAATGTTGCTCCAAGGAAAAGGATTTGCGGAACTTGCTACGCCGGTCGGATTGTCGATACAAAATACGTCAAGAACGCCGGCAACATTGAAGACGTTCGCATAAATGCTTGGACAAGTGCCGCGGCCATTAAGTGCAACGGATGCAAAACGACGTGTTTCAAATTCTGCGCGCGTCTCAACATCATTACCCAAAACACCATCGGCCGGATTTGTAACAGTATCCCATCCGGTGACAGCTTGATATACCTTAATCAAGCTTCCCGCGGGACAGGCAATCGCTCCAGTAACGACATTCGCAAAGTTACCCGTGACTGTTCCGCCGCCGCCAATCGTCACAGTCCCTTGCAAGATATAAGTGTTCCCGTTCGTATCCTGTGCAAGCGTACCGGCCGGAATGACGCTTGTCGGCACTCCGCCGAGAGTACAAGCGACAACAGTGGACTCCGCTCCTTTACGATCCAAGAAATAGATTTGTGCGAGCCCATCCTGCCAACGACCCGAAGCATATTGCGGATCAAATTCATTGACCATGTACGCAATTTCAGAATTTTTCTCTGCGATAATTGCGGCCGTACTCGACGCAAGTTGGCCCTGTGGAGTATTCAAAGCGGGATTGAGTCCGCCCCCAAATGCGGAATCATAATCGGATTGTACGCCGGCCAGAACTGCGGCTTCCGTGGGAAGGACTACGCCGGCATCGGTAAAGACAATAGGAGGAACTGCGCTCATTAAAATGTCACCGTAGTTACTTGATTGTCACTATCGACGAATGTTACTTGACCCGTCACGCTCCGCGTAGTGAAAGAGTTAATAACACATTGTGCGGATACGACGCCGGGAACGGTCAAAGCTGCATTAATCATCAATTGAATGATGAGCGAAGACGGCGGGAGCTGGCCTAAAACCTGCTCGAAATAATTGATACCCAACAATGTGTTGTAATACACTTCGCCAAAAAACGTTTTGATTGCGCTTCCCACGTCTTGAGCGAGCGAATAAGGATTCGATGCAACGGCGATATTGCCCGATGTATCGAGTACCAAATCCCATGCGAGTTGATCGAGCAAAAGAGTTTTCATGGTATCGGCGCGCTTGTCGGACTCCCCGGAGCTTCGCTTGTATGAACGTGCGTTTGTAGGCTTATTCCCGCTCCGATTATATCATCGGTTGCATTTATTCCTTGCGACACTTGAACTTGTCCGTTAATGTCCACTTCGGGAGCCGTCAAAATAATTTTGGTCGGAGAGTTGATCTCGATTCCGGCCGTGCTGAAACGGACAAATTGCTGCGGCGTTCCGTTTAAAACTCCGCCCAAATAAAGCCCGTCCGCAAAATCATACATGCGGCCGCTCCCCGGATTGGCTTGAGCTTTGGTACTCTTCACGTTGCTGATATCACGACTCGTAAAAACCGCAATGCCAATATCCCCCACTTGCGGATCGAGAATTACGGCGTTTGCTCCGCCCTGGATACGCAAATATGGAATGTTGTGAATTGTGACGTGCGGAGTCGGATTCCCGTTCCCATCGACTTGATTAACGAGCGGCATGATATCCACAAAGCCAACCGGCTCGACTTCGCCGGCATTTGTGACCGCCATAATTTGCACGAGCGTTGCGGTTTGCACCTTGGCGATAGCCTGCGAGATCGCAAAGTAAACACGGTTATATTGGCTCCAGACGGCGTTTTGCTGGAATGTCGGTCCGAGGCTAACCTGTGAACTACTCATGACGTTACCAGCAATCCACTCGCGTTGCCGCGCACCGTAGAGAACCATTGGCCGCCCGGTTCCTGTGCGGCGAGATCATGATTGATCGACGTAACGACCCATTGACCCGCGGCACGAGGAATGCTCGTAACCAGCTTGACCGCTCCGCCGAACGTAATCGATGGATTAAAGAAGGTTTGAAAATTGACTCCAACTCCGTCAAAGGTTGGATATCCACGGAGCCCGCTATCTGGAGAGATCTCCGGAATCAAGGAGCCGCGCGGCTGACCTTGCGGGCAAATCGCTAAAGTTCCATTGTCGATATACATGTCAATGCCAGCTTGTTGCGCGACATTTTTAGCTTGCTCTACAGCCGTACCGTGGAGATATGGATTAAGAAGCGACTTACTAACTCCGTTGTTTTCGAAGTTGATTCCCATCGTTTCGGCGATTTGTTGCATCACAGTCGGTACAGATACCGAACCTTTAAAACTGAGTGGCGGAGTTGCGGCGAGCTTCGCGACCCATAAGCTTTGCGCCTGAATCTCTAAAAACACATCCGGCATGGAGTGATAATTGCCCCACGCATTAACCATGTTTCCGGTAAATACAAGCGTGCGCTGCGTTCCGTCGATTGCATAGACTTCGATTGTGTTGCGCAAGAAGCCTTGGTTTTGAAATTGAAGAGTCGTGACACTATTCATGTCACTTTGCTTTACGCCGTATACCTGTGCGTGCAAAGTTCCAAGCATTTGACCGCCCGCTTTTTCAATTGTCGCGCGCGCGCGAAATCCTTCAAGCTGGATTTGATTGTTGTTACTCGAACCGAACGTTCCGGTTCCAAGTGTGATGACAAAAAGCAGGTTTTTCGGATTGTCAAAGCTCGTCATATTCGGCCGCCGTCAAATAAACGAGTTGATACCGTGAACCTAATCCAGTCCAATCTGGATCATTGTTCCCTTGCGTATCAAGAAAGACTAAGTTACCAACAAATGGTTCATAAGTCCGAGAATTAAGAGGATTCGCATCTTCTGCAATCACTGCCGTGATGATATCGACACCATTCACATTGATATCCACAAATAGCCCTTGCGCTTGCTTATAATAGATAGCAATCTGGACGTTCTGCCCCGCCAAGACAACTTGAAGCTGCTGTGAGGGAACGGCTTGGATGGGTATCTGAAGCATTAGTTTGAAATCCCCAACTTTTGCATACCTACCGAAAGAACGGATTGATCTGGAGCCTGCGTTTGTGTGATGCCATTATTGACTTGCGTTGCGGCGTCTGGAGCCTGCGGAGCTTGGATCAGAGTTGCTTGTGTGAATGCTGCGGAGATCGTTCGGACTTCTTCTAAAGAGATCTCGACAATAAGTAAAGTTGCTCCGCGCGATGCGGACCGCCGATAACTATAACGCTCCAAGCTGTAATTGACATAAGTCACTTCAGGAGTGACAACATTATAAAGATCAGTCGAATTGCAAGCGCTCTCGATAGCCGCAAGGAATTGCGTCCGGTCGGATTCATCTCCACTTAGAGCAAGGCTTACAACAGGATTGGCAGGCAACTGAACTTTATTGTAAGTGGCAAATCCGCCTTGTTCAACCGGGAATGTACTAATCTTGTTCTCTTTGTTGTACTCGACACTTACGGTCGATTGGACGGAATCCCCGCCGCCCGTAATTTGATTCGAGATGATCGATTCAATCGAGAGAGATCCAGCATTATCAATACCGAGCAAGTTTCCGTTTTGATCGTAAATCCCCCATTGCGATTGCGCCTGTAGCGAATTAATCAAAATGCTCGCGAGAGATCCGATTCCAATCGAGATGATGGGATTCCCCAGAGCTGTGCGAGGAAGCGCCGGGACACCGGGGTATAATGGGACATTTGGAAACGGGATCAATGGCATCTAATTAAGCCCCGTGTTCGCTTGGCTCGTAAAGAGATAATCTTGCATAGCATCTCCGATGCCGGCCGCAATCCCTTTTGCGTCCGTTGCTTGTGTGACGATTTGCAGATTATCGACCTTCAAAGACACGCTTTTATCCGTGTTTCCCGCCCCTGTAGAGCTTCCAGCGCTCGCCACGGGAGTAGAAGCACCTTTGATGCCATCCAATACAGACATATCGATGCGGCCGGCCGGTAATTGAGTTGGAAGAAAATTTTTCATTCCCTTTGAATAATTCGATTCGGAATCGCTATAGTACCCCCCGGCTTTCAAGGCTGCGGCATATTCGTCTGCATTCTTTGCATTTTTGACGCCAGCATATCGCGGAGAATTTAGAAGTTGTGCATAACGATTTCCAAAAGCCTGAAGAGAATCAAATTTTTGATAATCTTGCCCATGACCGCCCGGAACATTGATACCGGCAAGATTGTTTAGTTCGCGAGATCCGCGATTTGTGAAATTCCCCGTTTCATGCGCAAATGCAGCATAAATCAAATCCGCAGATACCCCGGTTTGTTTTGATACTTGTTCTGCGATTACTCGTGCACGGGCAGCAAGACTTTCTTTACTCTCTCCATTTACAGTCGTTGCTCCCGGAGGGCCACCTGTAGCCTTTACGTATTTTGCTTTACTTTCATCCCCCAAATCCTTCACTTTTTGAGCCCATGAGTCGGGAATTGCATCATGTAACTTAACAAGCCATCCAATTGTATCTTTGATAATATCTCGAAGTTCTTTAATGCCGGCGATTGCGTTCTTGATTCCGGGCTCCCACTCTCCCCAATCGATAAAACTTTTTCCACCGCGCTTCCAAACTTGATAATCCTGCCACAGAAGAGCAATAGCAGCTGCAAGTCCTAAAATAGCCGCAACCGTGAGATTAATTGGCACGGTTACAAGCGCAATCGCTGCGAGCCCGACTGCCATAACCTTCAAAAAATCCTTGATAAATTCGCCATGAGATTGAACCCAATCTCCGAACGTCTTGAGCAATGCAAGCAAACGCTCC